ACGCTGAAGGAAACGCATTATCTGCCGTTAATCCAAAATACGTTGAATTCAATACTGAATATAGTGCGTTATTGGGCGAGTCAAAAGACATTAAAGTTCCACAAATCAAATTATCTGAATTAGATAAAATCGAAACAGAAGAAAACTACAATCTAGTATTGAAGTACTTAGTTGAATCACCTGCTGAAGAAGTTAGCGCTGAAGAAGTAAAATAATGTTATCTAAGTTTCTAGAAATAACCAAATCATGGATTACAGCAATAAATCCGTCTGATGAGCAACAACGCATTGCTGATCAGCGGATTGCTGTCTGTAATGAATGCCCATTCAGAAAATACAATGACGTGGGTGACTTCTTTTTTTGTGGAAAGTGCGGGTGCCCATTAAAGGGCAAAATATATTCACCAGTAGAAAAATCATGTCCCGAAGGAAAGTGGGACGTATAAAATAAAAGTTATGATCAAATCAAGCAAAATCACAGACGAGCAGTTACAACAAGTAAAAGACCTCCGACAGAACTTCCAGTTAGTCACATTCGAATTTGGAGAATTATCGCTAACGCGTAATCTACTTCAAAAAGAATTAGCAAAACTAGACGAAGATATAGAAAACTACGTATCAACGTATAAAACACTTCAGGATAAGGAGAAAGCACTTTTAGAAACGCTCCAGACGACATATCCAGATCAAAAAATCAATTTCGAAACAGGGGAGCTATCATAGCTCTCCTTTCGTTTTTAAATAGGTATTATATATTTATTATAGAAATACTCAATTGTCATCATTAAATTTCATAGCATAAATGGAAAAAATTATATCACCTAATGTATTTACTCGTGAAAGCGATAAGTCATTAGTTTCAAGAGGACCTGTTGTAACTGGTGCTGCAATCGTTGGACCAACGGTTAAAGGACAACCATTAGTTCCGACTGTAGTTACTTCATATTCCGAATACCAATCAAAATTTGGTGAAACTTTCAAATCAGGTAGCCAATACTACGAATACTTAACATCATTAACTGCTAAGGAATATTTTTCAGGTGGTGGACAATCATTATTAGTAACTCGTATCGTATCTGGTTCTGTTTATAACACATACTCACAAGCATACGTAAATAAATCAGGTTCTGCTTTATCTGCTGCTGCTTCTGCTTCATTTACTTTAGAAGTATTATCATTCGGTACTCAAGCAAATAACACTGGTTCAATTTCAGCAGCAAATGCTTTAGGATCAGGTACTGCAGACAACGTTCGTTGGGAAGTAACAAATACAGACTATACAAAAGGTACATTTACTTTAGTAGTACGTAGAGGTGATGATTCACACTCAAATAAAAACATATTAGAAACATTCTCTAACTTATCGTTAGATCCACAACAACCAAACTTTATCTCACGTGTAATTGGTGATCAGAAATTTGTATACACATCAACTGATGGTGGATATTTACAAGTAACTGGTTCTTATCCAGTAGCAAGTGAATATATTCGTGTTGCTGGTGTTTCAACTTTACACGTTGACTCAATCGATAACGAAGGTGTATTTAAAGCAGCTACTTACTCAGGATCATTACCAGCAATTGGTTCAGGTTCATTCGGTGGTACATTCGCAGGTGGTGTTGCAGACACAACTCGCGAAGGCTTATATTTCGAAAACATTACAGCAAATAATGCTCAAGGATTCTCACCAGCAGACGACTACACAGCAGCATTATCATTATTAGCAAATAAAGAAGAATTCGATTTCAACTTATTACTTGCTCCAGGTACATTCATGAATACATCAGTAATTTCGACTTGCGAAAATAGAGGTGATGCATTCGCTATTGTAGATCCAGTTGCTTATGGCTCAACTAAAACAGCAGCAATTTCAGCAGCCGCAGGTTCGACTTCAAATTACGCAGCTACTTACTGGCCATGGGTTCAAACATTTAGCTCAACATTAGGAAAATCAGTATGGACTCCAGCATCAGTAGTGATGGCAGGTGTTTATGCATTTAACGATAATGTAGGTGCTGAATGGTTCGCTCCAGCAGGTTTAAATCGTGGTGGAATCGGATCTGTAATTCGTGCAGAACGTAAATTAGCAGCAACTGATCGTGACGATTTATATTCAGCTAACGTAAATCCATTAGCAACATTCCCAGGTGAGGGAGTTGTAGCATTTGGACAGAAAACTTTACAAAAACGTGCTACATCATTAGATCGCGTAAACGTACGTCGTTTATTGATCAACTTGAAGCGCTACGTATCTTCAGTTTCTCGTCAGTTAGTATTTGAACAAAACACAACAGTAACTCGTAATCGCTTCTTATCAATCGTTAATCCATACATGGAACAAATCGTTTCAAAACAAGGATTATACGCTTACAAAGTAGTAATGGACGAAACAAATAATACAGCAGACGTAATTGATCGTAACCAATTAATTGGTCAGATTTATGTTCAACCTACTAAAACTGCTGAATTTATTATCTTGGATTTCACACTTCAACCAACAGGAGCAGCATTTCCAGCATAATAAAAATTTAAATGATATATATTTATAATAAACAATAATATAACAAATGGCAGTATTAGATCCTTCAGAGATAATGTTTTCGGCTTTTGAACCAAAAGTTCAAAACCGTTTCATAGCATATATAGATGGTATCCCAGCATACCTAATTAAATCAGTTCAGTCTCCATCATTTGATGCTGGCGAAATCGTATTAGACCACATTAACACTTACCGTAAAGTTAAAGGTAAAGTAAGATGGCAAGATATGTCTTTCACTTTATATGATCCAGTAACACCATCTGGTGCACAATCAATTATGGAGTGGGCTCGTTTAGCACACGAATCAGTAACTGGACGTGACGGATATTCAGATTTCTATAAAAAAGATATCGTTATCAACGTATTAGGACCAGTTGGTGATGTAGTTTCTGAATGGATTATCAAAGGTGCATATGCTAAAACTGCTAACTTTGGTGCATATGATTGGTCAAACGAAGCAGCTGTTTCGATTGACTTAACAATCGCTATGGACTACTGCGTATTGAATTACTAGTAAACATTATTTATATTTTATCCCTCTTCAATACTTGTTATCGGAGAGGGATTTCTTATTTACATTAATAATATGATAAAATTAATAGATATTCTAAATCAAATCAAACATGATTCTGACTATAAGTCATTGTCTCATTTTGGTGATCAAAATCTATTTGAATCATATACTATATTAGGTGAATTACTAGATCCAGACAATGCCTATTCATATGAACAAAGTATCAAAGGATTATGGCAGTATGTAGATTCATCAAATAATAATTATTTTGTTAGAATAACATACCAACCAACTAAAAATCCATATTATGAATTAAAAACAGGATATTTTAATTCTGATGGAAAACCACAATACGATCCCGCTGTTCCTGAATCATCGACAGTAAAAGATTGGGATAAACGCAGCAATACAATGGCTAAAATATACCGTGATGAAGTTATACCATACTTTTTAGACCAAACATTAACTAATACATTAATAATAAAACCACTAGAAATAAAACGATACCAATTCAGTGTACGAATGGTAGATAAATTTACTCTATTAGATAAATTACAAATAACATACAATAAACCACAATCTATAATTATTACAAAAAACTAATCAGTTATATATTTATATACGCACAATAAAATTGTTATATGGAATCAAAATTCAAATTACCTACCGAAACGGTAACTCTACCCTCAAAAGGCTTATTATATCCTAAAGAAAATCCATTATCTAAGGGTGAATTAGAAATGTCGTATATGTCCGCAAAACATGAAGATATCCTAACCAATGTTAACTTCATTAAAAACGGAACAGTAATCGATAAATTACTTCAGGAACTAATCGTTACACCAATCAATTATAATGAATTATTATCAGGCGATAAAGATGCAATTATGATTGCTGCTCGTATTTTAGGATACGGTAAAGATTATCCAATTAAATTCACTAACGAAAATACTAAATCTGAAGAAGATTACATAGTAGATTTGACAGAATTAAAAGAAAAACAAATCGATCAATCATTAATCACTCCAGGAGTAAATGAATTTTCGTTTTCATTACCACAATCAAAAAACGATATTACATTCAAAATCCTCACACACGGTGATGAAAAAGCGATTGATCAGGAATTAAAAGGATTATCAAAAATCTATCCAGATAAATCATTCGATACAACTACTCGTTTGAAACACCTAATAACATCTGTTGGGGGAAACCGCGAAAAGAAAGACATCCGCGATTTCGTTGATAACTACCTTACCGCACAAGATGCGCGTGCTTTACGCCAGTATTATTCGCAAGTATCACCCGGAGTGGATATGTCAATAACGATTGATAAAGATGGATACACACAGGAGGGTGTAGCATTGCCTATTGGGCTAAACTTTTTTTGGCCTGACTCCAGCCTATAGAATGATTATATTCTCTCAAATCCATGAAATAGTATATCATGGGAATGGAGGATATGATTGGCATACAGTTTATAATATGCCGTTGTGGCTTCGTAAATTTACGTTTGAAAAAATTAAAGAATTTAATGAAAAACAACAAGAAGAAATTGAAAAGAGACAACAAAAAAGCTCATTAGATTCTTCTTCAAAAAACGAAATAGCACGACCAAATATTAAACCCGATTATTCATTCAAAACATCACCACAAAAGTGATGCTTTTGATATTTATATTATATAATTAATTTATGGCTGATAACAATATCAATTTTAATGAGATAAATGAAAGTGCAGGATTTGCTAATAATGCATTTACATCTATAAATACAAAGTTAGAAGAAATGAAAAAAAAATCATCTAGCATTGCAGAGGAATTAAAATCATTTGTTTCATCTACTTCAGCCTCAAATTCATTAGCGAATGAATTATTAAAAACTAATGAAAAAACATTAAAATCTAAAAAAGAATTAAATCAATTAGAAAGCGCTACTCAAAAAACACAAAAGGAAATTCAGAAAATAACAACTGAAATTAGTGTTTTTACTCAAAGGAGATTGAAATCTACTAAAGCTGAAAAGATTGAAATTGATAAAATTCTTCGTTTAAAAGCCGATCAATTAGACAATGCTAAATTATTAGTTGCATCAGCAAATGAATTATTAGAAGTATCAAAAAATCAAACTGATAGTTTTGAAAAGATAAAAGATGCATTTTCCAAAATAAAAGGATTAAATGATAAATTATCTATTTCCTTTTTTGGATTACAGATGCTAAAAATTAGCGAACAAACAGCTAATTTCCAAAAATCATTATTACTATCAGCAGACCAAGCTAAAACATTACGTCAAGAATTTGTTGCTACTGCTAACGCTAGTAACGATACATTCATTACTACTAATAAATTAATTGAAGCAAATACTGCTTTAAGTAAGCAATTAGGATTTGGTAAAAATTTCGGTGCTGATTTAAACACCGAGTTCGTTAATTTAACTAAACGCGTTGGATTATCAGAAGAATCAGCAGCTGGATTTGCTAGAGCAAGTATATTATCAGGTAAAACATTAAAATCAACAGCTGAATCAGCTGCTGGTATAGTATCGTCTGTATCATCACAATATGGTATTCAGTTAAATATAAAAGATGTATTAACTGAGGCTGGATCGTCTTCGGCTATAATGTTGTCTAACTTTAAAGGAAGTACAGATGCTTTAGTTCAGGGAGTAGCCCAAATGAAAGCATTAGGTACTAGTTTAGCTCAAGTAGACCAACAATCAGCATCATTATTAGATTTTCAAACATCGATTGAAAATCAATTAAATGCTTCTTTACTAACTGGAAGACAAATAAATCTAGAAAAAGCACGTGAATTAGCTTTAAATAATGATTTAACTGGAGTAGCTAAAGAATTAGCTAATCAGCAAATGGATTTCAACGGATTCCAAAGAATGAATCGAATCCAGCAAGATGGATTTGCTAAAGCTTTAGGTCTATCTCGAGATATATTAGCTGATCAATTATTAAAAGTAGCAGTACAAAATAAATCACAATCAGAAATTGTTGCCTTGTACGGTAAAGAAGCATACGAACGTGCACAAACATTAAATGCACAAGAAAAATTCAATGCTGCTATTGAAAAAATGTCTGATTTATTAGGTAATATAATGGCAGGTCCATTAGGTACATTTGTTGATATGATGGCAAAATTAGCAGAAAGTTCAGTTGCTGTTTATACTGGAATTGGATTAATAGCAGGAATGCAAATTGTTGGGATAATTAATCAATTTGCTCAATTAGCAAAAGCCGCTGCTATATTTTCAGCATTCTCAAATCCATTAGTTGCTTTAGGTGGTATTGCTGCCGCAGCAGCTGCTGTTGGATTAGTAGGAACATTAATAAAATCAGACGATTTAATGTCTGGATATGGTGATCGCACATTAGTCACCCCACAAGGCGCATACGCATTAAATAATAACGATACAGTAATTGCAGGCACTAACTTATTTAGAGGTAATGATGTATATTCTGGCCCTAAAGACTCAATAAATTTAGGCGGATCAATCGATTACGACAAATTAGCTTCAGCAATGGGTAAGGTACAAATGGTTACATATGCTCGTCCTTCTGAATTTGCATCTCCAATTGGTGGGAAAATAATCAGAGACCAAAGAATAAGTATGTAATTTTAATATTTATAACAAAACACAACTATGGGATTATTAGATAGCATCGCAAAAATGACATTAGGATTAGGTGGTAAAAAACCTACTAATTTCTCAGGCGAATCAGCAACATCAACTTTACACAACCAATCATCAACAATAGGTAAACCAGCAATTTCTCGCAAGGCATCTATTTTAGATGAAACAGACGCATTGAATAATAATAAATTCAAGAGCGGTAAAGGACAAAAATACAACGATAAATTACCTAAATAATTATGTCATTATTTGACAAATTGAAGGACACCCAACTAAAGTCATTAAAGTATGGGTATGATAAGCCTGGAGGAGGAACCGGTCCTGAACCGATCGTTATAAAGCCTATCCGAGATGATAACACTGTAGGTACAATACCTACATTCAAGGATAAAGCTGCTGAAAGCAAAGCACGTATTGATGCTTTATTAAAATCCACCCCACGTGGTTTAAACTTTGTATCAATACAAAGAGGACTTCAATTATCAAATACACGATTAGAATTATCAACTGGACCTACATTAAATAGATTTGGTGAAAATGGTGGATTCGGTACTGAAATTGCTAAAATATTAAATAAAAGTATTGATGCTGTGAATACAGCCACTAGTACATTTAATAAAACAGCAAATCAACGCTTTAAAACAACTGAACTACTCCCATATAATCCAGATAATACTATCACTCAGGTAGGTGCTTTACAAGGTGAACATTTAGATCGTTTCGGATTAACACCTTATATTAATGATAACTTAAAATACATTAATATAGCTAAATCCAATAATTCAGGGATTGATTCTTCAAATAATCGTTTAGTAGGATTACGTAATAAATTTAGTTTAGGATTAGAAGAATCAGGAACAGTTTCATTAAGTACATTTAGAAGTAATACTGTAAGTAAATTTAAATCTAAATTAAAAACATTATTAGGTGGTGTTACATCATTATTCAACACTGCTACTTCAGTAGCTAATATATTTGGTGGTAATCCAACATTAAATAAGATTAATAATAAAATTAATCAAATTTCAAGAATTACAGTACCATTTTTGGACCCAATGATTGATCAATACGTTGGCGGTCCAGGATCAGTAAACGGATTAGGAGTAACTAATATTAGACGATTTGATTTCACTAATAAAGATGAAACAATAAATGCTAAAGATGATTCCCGCAAACGATATCAGTCAATTGTTGGAAGAACGGGTGGGTTACTTTTCAAATCAGCTGAATTTTATGCTCCTGCTACTGTATTATACGGTAATCAAAATGTATTATTTCCTCCCACTCCACAAAAACCAGTATCTGAAGTTGCTACTGATTTTACAAAACTATTTAAACAAAAAACAAAACCTCATCCAATATATGGAGGAGCAGAAGTTAGAGTTAATGGAGCAAAAACACAATATAGTTATTTGCCTGCATTTGTAAAGTATAAAGATGTTGAAAGTTTAGGATTTGAAAGAAACCCATCTACTCCATTTAAATACTTAAAAAACAATGGTAAATTAGCAAATAGTGATCAATTCGATAGAAATGACGGTGAAAATATGTCTATTCTATTCCAATTAGTAGATCCATTTACAGCTAAAAACTTACATCGTATAATATTTCCAGCATATATTAATAATTTTAGAGTTAATTCAGATGCTACTTGGAATGATGTGTCATACATTGGACGTTCTGAAAATTTATATGTGTATACTAAATTCAAACGTCAAGTATCGTTTGGATTCCAAATACCATGCTTTAATATAGTAGAACTACGTGAACGCCATCGTGCATTAGGTGCTTTAGAATCATCATTAGCAGGTAAGTATAATGATAAAAATAAATTAGGTGGTATTTTAACTAGACTATACTTTGGTAATTACTTAAAAGGAGAAACTGGTATTATAAATAGCCTATCATATGATATACCTAATGAATCAAGTTGGGATATTGATGAAAAACTAGCACATAATATAAATGTCTCAGTTAACTTTACAGTTATTCATAATGAATTACCAACGTACCAACGCGAAGGTGGATTCTTTAATAAAACAATAGCAAACGGAGCTAACTTCTTTATATCATCAGAACAAGCATTAATAGGAACAGGTGCTGCTACTGATGCATTTAATGAAAATATCCCTAATTA